CTTTTACATAATGGGGCTAGTGGATTTATGAATCAGTATGGTCGAGTTGAGAGTGTAAGTGATCTGGGAAGTTTTGATTTTGATGTTAGTGGAACTCAAGGACGACTTCTTTTCTATCCAACAAAATATCAAATTAATGATTATAATATAAGTGCAGTTAGTTTTGATATTGTTGGTCTAAGTACAGTTGCGGGAATAGGATCCACTACTTTAGGAAGTTCTATTGATATTAAATCAACTCAAGTATCTGTTCCTGCAGATACAACTACTACTATTGTTGGTATTGCTTCTACTTATAGAAGTGCAAAGATTATAGTTCAAATTGATTCTCCTCATGGAGTGAGGGAAGTTGATGAATTAAATATCCTTCATGATGGTACAACAGTAGAACTTTTAGAGTATGGTCAAATAACAACGGTAGCTGGTGAAGATTTTGGTGGAACAGGATTGGGAACTTATATTGCATCAATGTCAACTGGTCCTCTTAATATTGATTTTGTTCCTAATGCAGGTATTGCTTGTACAGTAGATACTTTAACTATTGCTCTGGCAGCTGCTAATACTGGAGCTGGTGGAACTGGTATTGGAACTGTATATCTTGGTGATGGTATTTTTGATGCTGCATTTGTAGATTCATCATTTACTGCAATTCCATCCGCATCTTCTCCACTTGCCCATAAAATCGCTGAATATGAGATTAATAATGATTCTGCAATTAATGATCATAATGCTGCATATTATTTACTTAGTGTAGAAGATACGACTAATAATGTTTATGAAGTATCTGAAGTAATTCTCCTAAATGATAGTTCTGAAGCATACATTACAGAGTACGCAAGTATTCTTAGTGCTGGTGCAGGAATAGGAACGGTAGGAGCAGCAGTTTCAACTTCTACTTCTCATACTCAGTTAATGTATACTCCGAATGCAGGTATTGCTGCATCTGTTCGTGTATTCCAGATGGGTCTGGAAATTACTGCCAGAAACGATGATAGAGATACAGTTAATAAGATAGATTTAAATAATGCTTCTATCAGTGTAGGTTTTGGAGATTATACTGGTACAGAAACAGATGTTCTCAGAGCATTTAATTTACAACATGATGGAAGAGATATTTTCAAAAGAGATTTTGACGGCAGTAGTACAGCAGTTGTTAATTTAACTGAGAATAGTGTTACGATTCCAGAACACTACTATGTAAATGGTGAACAACTTACATATTCCTTTGATGGAAGTCCAATTGGAATTGCTACTACTACTATTAGTGGAATTGGGGTTACTGATCTACTCCCTGTAACAACTTTTGTTGTTAAAGTAGATGAAAGCACTATTAGATTCGCTAAGACTCCTGAAGATGCATTGAAAGCTGTTCCAAATATTTTACATCTATCATCTGTGGGTGTGGGTGCTGCACATACTTTAATTACACAAGATCAGAATACAAAATGTTTGATTGCCTTGGATAATGCAATTCAATCTCCTGTTGTTGCAACTTCTGTTACTACAGGAATAACTACTGAGTTATCTTTAGGTGCAACAATTCTTGAAACTATTGGTGTAACTTCATTCTTTGGTGGTGATTTGATTCAGATTAGTGAAGAAATAATGAAGATTAATACTGTGGGTTATGGAGGTACAAATAAGATTCTTGTAGATAGGGGTTGGATGGGAACTAATATTGGAGTTCATACACAAAATGCAATTGTATCTAAAATTCAAGGTAATTATAATATTGTTGATAATACCCTTAACTTTATTACTGCACCTCAAGGACCTACTCCTATAAGTTCTACAACTAATGAACCTGATGATAGGGATTGGGTGGGAATAACAACTCATTCTACATTCCAAGGTAGATCATTTATGAGATCGGCTGCTTCTGGTACGGACACTAGGCCTTATGTCGATAATGTTGTTTTTGACGATATTTCTGATGAATTTAATGGTATTGGAAAAACATTTACTTTAACATCAAATCAATCAAATGTTGGTGGATTCTCTACTAATAACTGTTGTGTTCTTATAAATGGTGTATTCCAAGGACCAACTGGAACATTACTCGTCGATCAGGATTATACCTTATCAGAGGGTCTTACTGGTATCAGTAGCATCACTTTCACAGGAACAGCCACATCCGAAGCCTATGACCCTAATAGCGGTTCTATTCCTGTCAGGGGTATGATTGTATCAGTGGGTTCAACAGAGGGTTTAGGGTATCAACCTCTTGTTGCTGCAGGTGGAACTGCTGTTATCTCTGCTGCTGGTACAATTACTTCAATTAGTATTGGTAACAGTGGATCTGGTTATAGAGTAGGAGTTCAAACTACTGTTAATGTAGGTCTTCAAACTTTAAGTACAGGGGTTCCTAATATTGAGTTTATTGGTACTGCTGCTATAAGTGGTGGTCATATCGTTAGTATTGCAATTACTAATCCAGGTGTTGGTTATACAGCAACAAATCCACCAGAAGTTGTTATTGATGAACCACTTTCATATTCTAATATGCCATTAATTTACAGTTCTGAGTCTACTGGTATAGGTACTCAGGCAACGGTTGATATAGTGGTTGGTCAAGGTTCGAGTATTATTAATTTTGAAATAAGAAATACTGGGTATAGTTATGCAGGTACTCAAGTTTTAACTGTTCCTAAAATGGGAACCACTGGTATTCCTACTGATCCTTCTATTACTTTCAAAGAATTCCAAATCACTATACAAGAAACTATTTCTGATCAGTTCAGTGCATGGTATTTTGGAGAACTTGAGGTATTGGATAAGATTACTAGTGAATTTGATGGTACTAAGAGAGCATTTACCTTAAAGAAAAATGGAGTACCTGTTACTATCAGGGCTAAACAATCATCAAATATTGATGTTCAAGCAGCATTGGTTGTGTTTATAAATGATACATTGCAGGTTCCTGGTGGAGGATATACATTTGAGAATGGTAGTATATTAACTTTTGCTGAAGCACCTAAAGGACCAAATTCTGACGGAACATTTGAGGGTGATACTTGTAAAATTCTCTTCTATAAGGGAAGTGGTTCTATTGATGTTACATTTACAGATGTTCTAGAAACTGTTAAGGAGGGTGATCTTCTTGAAGTTCAAGGTGATGCTAACTTATGTGCAAGATCTTTACTACAAGATGAAAGATTGGTAACTGATATTGTTGCAACTGATATCGTTGATACGAACGCATATGTAGGTGTTGGTATTAATGGTAATCCTGATTGTGAAAGAACTGTTAATTGGTCTAAACAAGGAACAGATAAAATTATTGATGGTCAAATTGTAAGTAAGGCTAGACCCGAATTGGAAGTTTTAGTTAATCCAACAACAGTTATTATTCAATCTGTGGGTGTGGGATCTACTGTTGCATTTGTTGAAAGTATAAGACCATTCTTTGATCCTGATAATGAAGGACAAACAAGTTCTAAGACTCAAAAGATTGCCATAACTTCTCAAGATAATATTGTAGGAGCGGCTGCAACTGCTGTTGTTTCTATCGCTGGTACAATATCTTCAGTTGTGGTTAGTTATGGAGGAACAGGATATACTTCTGCACCTGATGTAATTGTTGCTACTCCTGTTGGATTGGGAACAACTACTAGACCATCTGTTTCATCAACACTTACTGGAGACACAGTTTCTGCAATAACAGTTACATCTCCTGGTACTGGTTATACTATTACTGCTCCTCCTGAAGTTCTTATTGAGGTTCCTTCTTTAAAACAGGAAGATAATGGATCAGTTTCATATGAGGGTGATTTTGGAATAATTGTTGGAATTGCTACAACTACAGTAGGTATTGCATCTACTGGTGTGGTATTTGATTTGTATATTCCAACTGATTCATTCATGAGAGATGCTACTGTAACAGGAACTGCTGTTACTATAAGTGGTATTCAAACTGGATATTACTTTACAGTCTCCAATAGTAATATTGGAAATGGTTTGACATCTATCTATCAAAATGGATCTGTAATAGGTATAGGATCTACCTTTATAGATAATGTGTATGAAGTGGCTGCCGTTTCTGTGGCAGAAACTTCCACTCCTGGAATTGCTAATACTTATGTGGCAAGAGTAACAACTAGTGTTTCTAGTTGGAACTCTTTATCTGGAATGGGAGTGAGTGAATTCTATGGTAATTTCTCATGGGGTAAAATTGTATTGGGTTCTAGAACTTCTCCACAAGCATTTAATGCATATACGGAGGACGGATTTACTGGACTTTCTACGTCTGCTCTTATTACAAGAGTAGCACCTTTGAAATCAAAAGATTATACTGGTTAATAAACTTAATAAATAACTAAAAAAATTGTCAAAATGGCCGCAATTATAACGGATCAACTTCGTATATTAAATACTAAAGATTTTGTCGCTAGTGTAGCATCGACAACTAATTCATATTATACGTGGATCGGTTTACCAAATGCAACCCAAGTTGATTCAAGTTGGAATTCTACTCCACCAAATCCAAGAGATTCTTTTAACGAAGAAAATAAATATTGGGATAGTATGATTGCTTTGAAAAAAGTAACATCTTCTGATGTCAAACAAGTGGTTCCTAAGAACACTTGGGCATCGGGTATTACTTATGACATGTATAGAAATGATATCAGAGCAGAGAATCCTTCTAAACCATCGAATGCCATTAGTTTATACGATGCAAAATATTTTGTTATAAACTCTGATTTTAGAGTTTACATTTGTCTTCAAAATGGAACTGACCCAGATAATACAGAAGGAAAAGCATCACTAGATGAACCTACTTTCACTGATTTAGAACCAAGAGCGGCTGGAACAAGTGGTGATGGTTATATTTGGAAATATCTTTATACAATTAAACCTGGCAATATTATAAAATTTGATTCAACAGACTTTATGCCTGTTCCTGCAGATTGGTCTACTAATGCAGATGATGCAGCAGTAAGAGATAATGCAACAAGCAGTGGTCAACTCAAAATTGTTACTATTACAAATAGAGGGGTTGGATTAGGAACAGCAAATCAAACTTACACTAAAGTTCCTATTAAGGGGGATGGGAGTGGTGCTGAAGCTACTGTTGTTATTAATAGTAATTCAAAAGTGGAATCAGTCACTGTTTCTAAAGGTGGTTCTGGATATAGTTTTGGAACTTTAGATTTAGATGCAGGTGGTGTTCCTGCAGGATCCACGGAACCTGTATTTAATGTTATTATTCCACCTCAAGGAGGACATGGATCTGACATCTATCGTGAACTAGG